GTGTAATATTTCTCAATCATCTTTACGGCATGAAGTTTCCTGGCGTTTTCCTTTTCCTCTTCGGTTGTGTCGGTATCTGACACATTTTGTTCTTTGGCTATGTCCTCGGCGGTCTTACGCTTCTTTTTCTTCTCCTCGGACATCTGTTTTATCTCTTCGCTCTTTATATCCGCCCCGGCTTCAACTGCTGCCGCAACCTCTTTTTGTGCATCCTCGGATAATCTGCTTGTTTCATAGGCACTTGTAATTTTCATATTGCCTTTTTCAAACTGCTCTTTTACCTCTTCCGTGGCATTGTTGTTAATTGCTTCCAACTGTGCAATCTTGGTTGGTTTTTCCCCCAGGACTGCCGCCACATAATCCCTAACCCTTTTTCCCTCTTCCAGGACTAACAATTTTTCCTTTCTCGCCTGGGTCAATACCTCTTTCCAATCCGCCGCCTGGTTCATCAAATCGTAATCGGTCATTTTTCGGTTAAAGGTATTGCCGATTAGCAATGATAATCTAAATTGCGTTTCCGTCATGTCCTTAAAGCGGCACGGGATGTTCTGCGTAATCTCCGTGTGTCCCTCGTTCTGCAAAATAACAAGGGCTTCACGCCGTCTATGTCCACCGGAAAGAAGATACTCCCCGTTTACCCGGCCAATGATTAACGGCTCTTGCAATCCGTCCATAAGAATTGATGTTGCCAATTCTTCCAAATCGTCCATGCTATAACGGTTGTGCTTCGTAACTTTGATTTCGTCCAGGTTAAGGGTTATTGCTTCGTAGTTGTCTACGCCCTCAACTGTTGCCCTGGTTGCTCCGTTCATAAGGTCCATAATATTAAATCCCATGTTATCCCCTCTCTTTCTGCTCTGCTGCCATGTGTGGTTTATTCATGTATTCCAGGATGAAATTTTTATATCCTTGTGCCGCTCCGCTTCTCACGCAATAGGCTATTGGCGTTTTGTGGTAAAATGTACTGTCTTTTACTTTCTTGGAATGGCGTATGATTGTATTAAATACGGGCAATCCGCTTTTTTCTCTCAACCATGTTTCCGCCGCTTCGCTTGTGTCTGATTTCTCATAGTCCGTAATAAGCACCCCGGCAATGTGGGCTTTGCGGTTCAACTGCCTAACATTGTTTACCTGGTCCACCAATTCTTCCAATCCGTCCAGGGAATAGCAATCTAAATTCACGGGTATAACAATTTCATCTGCTGCCACAAGTGCATTTATTACGTTCATGCCTAAATCCGGGGCGTTGTCTATGATGCAGCAATCATAATTTCCAAATGTCGGCGTGTTTTTCAATTCCTCAAACGCTCGGCGGTATCTGTCGTGTTGTGGCGTGTCTGTATCTGCCTTAATCTCCAATTCCGCCAACTCCATAAAATAATTGCACGGCACAATGTCCAAATTCTTAATTTTTGTGTGTCTTATGGTGTTTCCCTTGAATGTGGCATTTTTTAATACTGCTGCCGCCGGGCTTTCTGTTTCTCCCTGGTACGCATCAAATAGGCGGCTTGCGTTCCCTTGCTTGTCATTGTCAAATAAAAGGACTTTCCCAGGCTTAACCGTTCCATGCTTCGATTTAAACCCGGTTGCCAATAACTCCGCCATGCTGACCGCCGTTGTGGTCTTGGCACATCCGCCCTTTAGGTTTAGTGTGCAAATAATTTTCATGCTTTGTTCCCTCGCTTTCTTTTTTGTGGCTTGCCTTTCGGCTTCTCGCCCTTTTTAACCATACGGGCGTATATGTAAAAGGCTGCGTTTACTCCGTTGTGCTTTACCTCTGCATCCAGGAACGTAAAGCCCGGATATGCCTTTTCCATTTCTGCTTGTAATACGCTACTATCAAAGGCCATTTTCTCCACCTTTGCTTTTCTGAATTTTGAGTAACTGCGTTTTGGTTCATCCGGTTTTTTCAAATTCTTGGACGGACACCAACGCTTTGTTCCGTGTGGGTTCTGTGTTATGTAGGTAGCAAGTCCGGTTAATAAAAAATTCTCGTCCGGGCTTATGTTCCTGGTGTTTGGTCTATCGCACTTTCCCCACATTCTTTCTAACTCGTCACGGTCTATTCCGCCGGATATGAGTAAATGAAAATGTGGGCGTGTGTATTCCTCAAATGCGATTATGTAAATATACTTTGCATTTTCTAACCCTAACTTTTTACGCTTGCGGTTTATGCGGCGTATGAAATTAACCACATCTTTTTTTGCATCCTCGTAGGTTTCCGGCAATAACCCATTATTCCAACCAAACGTAGCCCATATATCCCCTTTTCCAAAATTGATATTGGCTAAACGGATTAAATACCGTCTTGCGTTCTTATCGTTGAGGTTTGATTGTGACGGGCTTGTTTCTCTCTTCTTTTCCGTCTTTGGCATATCTGCTTTGAATTTAAAGGACGGGTACACCATACTTTCAAGCAATGTTGTGTTGCTCTCTGTATTGGTGCTTTTGTATGTGGATGTTCTGTATAGGCAGTTTACCCACCCCTCTTTCATCCACCTTTCCATTTCTGCTTCCTCTAACTTCTTGCACTGCTCCTTGTATGCTTCCTCATAATCGTAATTGTCATAATATCTTTTACCCATTGCCCCACCTTTTCACTTATCTATCTAAAACCCACCTATCCAGGCAGATATAAAACATATATTTCTATAATGGTTGATATGTTAAGGCCCATTACAAGGACGGCTAAACCCGGTTGCACCGTCAAAAAAATTAAAATCTACGGTCCCAATCTTCAAAAAGCCACGCCCATGCCTGGCGGACTTTCAAAAATCCTATGAACCATAAAGCGGCAAGCGTGAAAAATCCCGTTGCCGTAACTGCTGCAATTATGGTAATAACCCTTGTGACCATGTAAAACCAACCTTTCCAATGCGGTTTCTTCCTATATATAGAAAAACCACATTTACAAACACTATATATTGTGCTATACTCTCTTTGTTGAGTTCCAACCCCTATTGTTTTAGGTCCCCACCTTTGCAATAGGGGTTCGCTTTTTCTATGCTTCCGGTATTTCTTCAAACTCTGTTTCGTAAATATCCGGTGCATATCTCATTAAAAGGCTTTTTGCTTCCTCTTCTGTTATGGCGTTTCCTACTTTCTTGTTGTAGTCCTCTGTATGCGTCAAAAGCCAATTTCCTTTTTCACTTCTCCACAATTCACAAT